CCCCCCACCACGGACAAGCCCTACCTCTGGGTCCGCTTGACCGACTGGACAAAGACATCCGACGATACTCCCGCCGTTTACGGAACGCCCGTATATGTGCGCATGACTGGTGAGCGCGGGCCACAGGGAGAGCGTGGCGAGGATGGCCTTGACGGTCGGGACGGCAAATCATGGACGCTGCGGGGAACAGCTGCGGGTCATGTGGCGAACGTCGCCGCATTGCCTGAAATCGCACTGAACGGGGCTATCTACCTTATCGACACAGGAGCGAGCGGAACACCCGTGGCCATGAAGAAGATGGCTGGCGGATGGGCTTCGCTGACCGTGCAGGAGAATGACGCATACATCTACGAGGGCGACCTCTATATGGCCACCACTACCGCATGGGTGAAGATAGGCCACATTCAAGGAGAGAAGGGAGAGAAAGGCGACCAAGGATTGCAGGGCGAGCCAGGAGCGAACGGCCGCACCTCCAGAATATACCAGACCCTCACAGACGGGCAGCAGTACTACGACGGCAGTACCATTACCGCCGATGGATTCTGTTATCTTGACTTCTTTGCAGAACCAAACGACACTGCGGCATCTGGGTGGAATATCTATCAGTGTAAGGCATCATACATCTTCCACAAAGACACGCACCAGCAGCCATCGAAGGATTCTACACACTGGAAGCAGGTGGCCGTGAATGCCGACTCTGCCTTCTTCACGTTTCTTTTGGCGAGGAACGCACGCATAGACTTTCTTGAGGGGAACGCCATTTCCGTAAGGAAGAAGCACAGCACGGAGGCGTATGCTGGCATGGGTGGCGACTTCCCGTTCTGGGCTGGCAGCAAGACTCCATACCCTGATGCCTCAGGACTTAGCGGCAGCACCTACACATTCGCCGTGGATGAAGCGGGCAACCTTTTCGCATCTTCGGCCTACCTAACAGGCACTATCAACGCCACGGGAGGAACGATTGGCGGCTTCACCATCCAAAGCGACTCTATGGTAAGCGGCGACGCAAGGGGGACGGGCATCACCATCACGCCATCGAAAATAGAGGCGAGAAACAGGATGTACGAGAATGGCGCAGCCATCATCGACACCGACTCGAACGTCACGGCAGCGTTCGCCACTGGCACATACGAGGGCGTGTTCTGGCCATGCGCCTTGCAGCTTACGGGGAATGACAATTCCAGCTATCAAGGGACGGCTCTTGATATCATCAAAGGCGTTACCCGTGGCATCCGCCCAGAGGTGGCACTACTCAAGGGCAAGGTGAACCTGCTCAACACAACGCAGACAACCTACAAGCCACAGCAGACGGGAACGGGACGGATAGACATAGAGAATGGTGCGAACGGCTACCTGCGCTCTGGCGCGGTGCTCGTATTCCCAAGCGGTGCGACGGTGGTCTTGCCGCCGAATCCTGTAAACGGCGACAACTACATCCTGCTGCCTTTTTCGCAGGGGTCATCCGTTACCATCGGAGCGAACGGGCAGAGAATCATCTGCGACGGGAAGGACACGGGCACGGATGGAGTCAGTGCTGGAAATGCCCTCATCTTCATTATTTATTTAGGTGAGAAAGACAACGGCGGTTGTTGGATAGCCAAGACGTTATCGTGAAAATGTAAAGTTTACAGTTATGGCAAACGAAATAGCAAATCAGTTTGAGCTGACCTCTGCGGTCTGGAACGGGGATAAGTTCCTGCTCGAGGGAGCTACGGCTTCTGGCTCGAAGCAGATGAAGGTCACGGCAGAAGTCGTCCGTGCATACCTTCAGGGCATGGGAGGCGATGGTGAGGACAGGCGTGTACTCTCCTTCAAGGGCTTTGCCAATGACGCAGAAGTGTCCATGAACAGTACCACGGGCGGACAGCTCGGGGTGGATGTATGGTTCGCAAAGTCCGTGGGCAGATTCGCAGTGGCCACCCGTTCGCTGTCCGTGGGAGGTGCGGGAAGCAGCGGAGAGCCGTCGCAGCTGTTCGACAACTGGTCACAGCGTGCCATCTACAATGACGGCAACGTCCCTCGTGCTGGCAACCTCTTTGTCTGCCAAGCGGACGACAAACCCTACTGGTGGACGGGCAGCGAGCTGCGCCCCATCGTCACGGACACATCGGGAGAGGTCATAGGAGAGTCCATCCCATTGACGGAAATTGATGAAATCATCAAGGCGGAAACTTCCACGCAGGCCGCAGGGAAGAAGGGAAAAGCAGTTGTGAAAGTCGCACAACTTGCGCAAAACGCAAAGAAAGTGAACACAGAGAAACCCACGGCAGTGCAGATTGAGAACCTCACACTCAAGCGTGCCATTGTGACGGATGCGACGAAACGCTCCGCACGCATCGTCATTGTTGGGTGATGAGTAAAGAAATATTTTAACAAAAAGCAAAATAAAGATTATGGCAAAGTTCCTCGATTCGACGGGCATCTCACATTTGGTTGGAAAGCTGAAAAAAATCTTCGCCTTGAAGGCAACTACGCTCGCGGGATATGGCATCTCTGACGGCGTGGCCTATGTAACAACAGACGGGAGCGGCGACGTGGTAACGGAGGCTTCCATCAGTGGACACACCCTTACCCTCACCAAGGGCGGGGCGATGCCGTCTGTAAGGCGTGAGGTACTCACCTCACCAGCCGCAGGGGTTAATGGGTTCACTTTTACGGAAACGCTTATCCTGAACCTTACTAACGTTTCCTATTCCGACCAGAACAAATTCTGGGTAAATCTGAATAGTTCTGAAATCAAGCGCGGATATGGATTCTACCAAGGAACGGTCATTACGGGTGCGAACACGTGCCTCGTTAAATTCGGCGGCATTGACTCCATCGTGGGCGAGCAGGTGCTGCAAGCGCAATCGGCCTACCATTTCAGACTGGCCACCTACGGAAAGAGCGGCTCGAACCTCGCAAAGGGCTATCTGCTGTGGGAGCGCATCGGAGCCGCTTAGCAAAGAAATAGACAATTTATAAATAACAATAACATCTTTAATCCGCCGCCTTCGAGTTTTTTGGAGGGGCAAAAAATATTAACATCATGGCAAAGTATCTTGATTCGGCGGGTGTTACCCACCTCGTTAGCAAACTGAAATCTGACGTTATCCCCAATGTGAAGGGGAATGCGGCAAAGAAGGCCGATACGGTGGACGCTTCTGGCATTCAGGGTGTCATCGACATATCTCACATTCCGCAAGGCGCGCTCGAGCGGGTGGTGCAGGTGAAGGACGATACCGCACGCTTCCAGCTCACCAGCGAACAGGTGCAGCTCGGCGACACCGTGAAAGTGCTCTCTAATGGGAAGATGTACATCGTCATAGACGAGGATAAGCTCAATGTCGATGCCGGTTATATGGAATACGCCTCTGGCTCTGCCTCGTCCGTTCCATGGTCGGGCATCACTGACAAGCCAGACTCGTTCAAGCCGTCTGAGCATACCCACCAACTCGAGCTGACCATAGGGAAATCTACCGTTTCGGGTAAGGTCTCTGGCTCGTTAACGTTTCCATTTAGCAACATCTTCAAAGAAGCCTTCAAGACATCTGGCAGTGGCAACGCAATCACGGGTATCACTGTCCCAAGCTCAAGCTCAGTAGACCAGAACAGCATCATCCTCAACAAGGACACGACCTTCGCCACAGGGAGCGAGTTGGCCGACCTCGACGGACGCGTGTCGGAGTTGGAGACGAACATGGGTGACGGCGGCAGCATCGCGGCGCAGCTGGAAAAGGCAGGCTACGACATCGTGCTGTTCGGGGGATTCCTCGATGAAGCCCCCACCGTTGAGGATTCTGGAGTGGACGGAACGGGAAAGACTCTCTGCATACTGAAGGGTTCAGACCTGCTGATTGTCGGTGATGGCACTGTGCCCGTAAAGAAATTCTACGTAAAGGATTCGGCTGGGAAATATTACCAATCATTCACCACGTTAAACCGCTTCACCCCAGACAATGACGGTGCTGCCTCCCAAAAGCTGTACAACCATAAGCTCTATATAGACACCACCACAAACAAGGTGTACTACGCCTCCAGCGATACGACACTGACTGAGGTGGGAGGAAGCGACACCGCACTCACAAATGACGAAATCGACGCAGCAATCGACACTGCGACAATGCGTTTGTCTGACCAAGGCAATGCCATCCGTGTGAGCAACGACGGAGATATAAGGCTTGACAAATAATCAGAAACTGATAACTCTAAAACTGAATAAAATGGCATTTACAAGTGAACAGGAAGCCAATATGCTGAAAATGCTCACGGCTTTCGAGAACGGGAAGAATATCGCAGACCTTCCCGATTTGACGGGGACGAACCCCTTCAACCTCTACTCAGAGGTTCTTGATGAGGATGGCGAGAGTAAGAAAGCCGCCATCGCCACGCTCCTCCCCTATTCCGAGGAGCAGTGCTCCTACGGCATTGAGTTCGATGTTACGGTCAGCTCGCCCTCCTGCACCCGCATTGGCTCGACCGACCTCCACAAGTCGCTCCCTATCCAAAGCCGTATGCGTGGCTGTCTTCTTGACGATGACGGCAAGGTGGTGGAGTACCTTGACCCGACCGATTGGACGGGCAACGTGCGTGACGGCTCTCGTGGGCAGGTCATGGTGGAGATACCGCAACACTACCGCAAGTGCGAGACGGACGGCAACAAGCGAAGGGTGCTGCTGTCAGAGCTGCCACTGCCAGGCTACGAGGTAGTGCCGCTTATGTATGTGTCGGCATACCAAGCTACGGTGCAGCGGTCAACAAACAAGCTCTGCTCGGTGGTCAACACCGACGCAGATTACAGAGGCGGCAACAACAAGTCTGACAATGACGCAAAGTACAACACACTGCTTGGCCGCCCTGCGACTTCACTCAGCCGCACCAAATTCCGCGCATACGCCCGCAAGCGCAAGGCGGACAGCACTGAGTGGAACTGCATGACCTACGACGCTCAAAAGGCTCTGTATTGGCTCTTTGTTGTTGAGTACGCCACGCTCAACTCTCAGGCGGACTATGACAGCCAGCTGACAGCAGAGGGTTTCCGCCAAGGAGGCTTGGGCGCAGGCGTGACGACTATCAGTTGGAGCGATTGGGGCACGTTCAACGGCAATTATCCGTTTGTCCCGTGCGGCCACACAGACAGCCTCGGAAACAGGACGGGGGTTGTGGAGTACACCATCAACAACTCCACAGCGAGTATTGGAGAAGCAGGGAGTGCAGGGACGATTATACAGACTTTCCAAGTTCCCCGTTACAGAGGAATTGAGAATCCTTTCGGACATATCTTCCAGTGGACGGACGGGGTAAACGTGCGTATCAGTCCCGACACTGACAACGGTGGGGACGGCCTGTCAAAGGTCTTTGTCTGCCATGACCCGTCAAAGTTCAACGACAGCAACTATGATGGCTACTCTCACGTTGGCAATGAGGCTCGTGCGGAGGGTTATGTGAAAGAGGTCATCTTCGGTGTCGGTGGCGAGATTGTACCAAAGACGGTCGGTGGCGGCTCTACCACCTACTTCTGTGACTATCATTACACGAACATTCCAACGACAGAAACACTCCGTGGGCTTTTGTTCGGCGGCGGTGCGGCTACCGGTGCGTATGCGGGCCTCGCCTATGCGTACTCGTGTAACGCCCCCTCGGATTCGTATGCGTACATCGGCTCTCGCCTCTGCTTTATCCCCGCAACTGCGTAACACGCCCACGCCCTCTGCCGCCCGCCAAGAATGGCGGCGGAGGGTCTGAATAAAATTGTCAAATAAATAAAATGCAAAATGGAAACAGGAGAAAATACAAAAACCGATGACGGGTCGCTTGCCTTTCTGAACATTCCACGTGACGAGAAAAGCCGCTCGTTCAACTGTGACGAGACCACGCAGTCGAAGTTGGTCAACACCTCGTTTTGGGTCTGCGACTTCATCGAGGAAGTGCCGACGAGATTCTCAAAGTCGAAAGGCACGAAAGGGCAGACGCTTGTCAAAATCAAGCCTGAGAAAGACAGCAAGGAGAGCGAAGCCAAGAAGTTCTTCACGGGTTCTGCCGACATTCTCTATGTCTGTCAGGAAATAAAGAAGCGCAACGCCTTTCCCCGCCGTGTCACACTGAGGGGAAACGGCAACCGTTATTGGTTTGAATAAAATAAAATAACAAAATGAAGGTTGGTCGCTCTTGTGGGCTTTTGTTCGGCGGCAATGCGAATAACGGTGCGAATGCAGGCCTCGCCTATGCGAACTCGAATAACACCCCCTCGGATACGAATGCGAACATCGGCTCTCACCTATGCTTGAAATTGTATGACGACAGGCATTTAAGTCTGACTTCATAACAGAGAGCGGCGACCCTGCCCCTTGGCAAAAGATTTCGTTAACAGAAAGGAGTTGGTAGAAACGCCTGTTGTATGGGCTATCGAAGACCCCGAATAAGTAAAGCAGAGAAAACAATGAAACGTATAGGACATTTGTACGACAGAATCATATCAATAGACAACCTGCATCGTGCTGACGAAAAGGCACGCTGTGGGAAATCTAACACATACGGTGTCCGTGTTCACGACAGGAACAGGGAAGCGAATATCCTTGCGTTACATGAAGCTCTGCTGACCAAGACATTCAAGACCTCCCCTTATGACATCTTCACGATACACGAGCCAAAGGAGAGGGTCATCTATCGTTTACCGTACTATCCCGACCGAATAGTTCATCACGCCATTATGAGCGTGTTAGAGCCTGTTTGGGTAAAGACTTTCACGCACAACACCTATTCCTGCATCAAGGGTCGTGGTATTGAGGGCTGTGCAAGGCGGGTTGAGCGGCTTATTAAGAGTTACGAGGGCAGGCCGCTCTTTTGCTTGAAGATGGACATCAAGAAGTTCTATCCGTCCATAAAGCATCACGTCTTGAAGCGCGTCATCAGACGGAAAATCAAGGACAAGGATTTGCTTTGGCTTCTTGATGAGATAATAGACAGCACGGACGGCTTGCCCATCGGCAACTATCTGTCGCAGTTCCTCGCCAATCTGACCTTGTGTTATTTCATGCACATGGTCAACGAAAGATTGCGCTTGGACAGCACAGAGTATGCCGACGACATCATCTTCTTTTCTGACAGCAAAGAAAAGTTGAGAGCCGCCTTTGCACAGGTCATCAAGCCATACGTTGAGCAGGAGCTGGAGTTGCAGGTGAAGTCCAACTATCAGATATTCCCGATAGCCAATAACCGCTACGACAAACACGGCAGAGCATTGGACTATGTGGGTTATAAGTTCTACCGCAAGCAGAAGCTGATGCGTAAGAGCATCAAGCGCAATTTCTGCAAGACGGTGGCAAAACTCAAAAAGCGTGTGCCGCCTGTCAGCCCCGCGGACTTCAAGCAAGGCATCGCTCCATGGCTCGGCTGGGCGAAACACAGCAATTCAAGACATCTTTTGAAAACAATTATTAAACAGAATTATCATGGCATTTTATGACAACAAGCCCTCCATCTGGGAGGCAGTAGGAAACGGCTCATACCTTTACCGTTGGAACATTCAGGAAATCACGCCTGAGCAGTCAGAGAACGACGAGAGCGAGAAGAAAACCACGTGGCAATGCGAGGAAGTCACGGTGTGGCCTCCGTATGACACTGGCAGCATCATCAACGCCGTCATTCGTGCTTCTTACACTGCAGAGGCAGAAATCGCACTTGTTAACAAGTACAACGCTTATCAGCAGGGCATGAATATCGGTGCCGACATCGTAAGCGAATACTCGGAGTATCTGGCATTCGTGCAGAATGTGAAGCAGCAGGTAAGGAAGGACTTTGATGAGGAAACGCCAGCCGTTCAGAGCACAGGCAGCACCCCACGGCTTTCAGACATTGCCGCCGTGTTGTCCATGACGGCCAACACGCTCGCCATATCCGACGAGCAAGCCCTTAGAGTGAAATCCATTTACCCACGATGGGAAAGCCTTGTTGGGGAAGCCGTCAAAAAAGACGACAAAATGCAGTATGACGGGAAGCTCTGGAAGGTACTCCAAGACCACACGGCACAGGAGCAGTGGAAGCCAGGGAAAGGAACGGAAAGCCTCTATACTGAGATTGTCGAGAGCGCAAAGGGCACGAAGGACGACCCCATACCCTACGACAACAATATGGAGCTTTTCAAAGGCAAGTACTACTCGCAGGGCGGCAAGGTCTACCTGTGCATTCGTGACACAGGAATACCAGTGTACAACACATTGGCGGAACTGGTCGGGAACTATGTGGAATTGGTAAAATAGTCTTACAAAATGCGTCAAATAAAATATATCTTCGTCCACTGCACCGCCACCCGCCCGACGGGCACCATTTCCGCATTGCGCAACGCATGGCGGTCGCAGGGGTGGATTCATCCCGGGTATCACTACGTGGTGCTCGCAGACGGGCAGGTCTCCCAACTGCTCCCAGAGGAATACGTGTCGAACGGGGTTCGCGGCTACAACCAGCACGCCGTCAACGTGGCCTACATGGGAGGATTAGACACAGACGGGAAGCCGTCGGACACACGGACTCCCGAACAGAAGGCTGCGCTGCGCCGCTTGCTGACCACCCTCAAGGAGAAATACTCAGAAGCCAGCATCCTCGGACACCGCTCTATCTGGGGGGAGGCCACTCCCCAAAAGTGGCACAAGATGTGCCCTTGCTTCAACGCTATTGAAGAATATAAGAATATTAAATAAATATACAGATTATGAAAAAATCACCCACTATCATCCGTGCCAGTACGCTCATACTGATGTTCCTGCTGCTCGTGCTCTTGACGGGCTGCGCAGCGAAGAAGAAGGCCATTGCTGAAGCCACCACCCGACAACAGGAGACCACCCACGCAGCCGCCGCCAGCCAGCAACAGACCACACAGACGGCGACAGGCATCACGGCGACGAATCATACCGACACCGCTGCCGTTACCTCCAAGGCTTCAGAGTTGGGCACGGACACCGCACAGGTCAGTATCAGGCGGGCTCAATACACCGTAGCCGATACCGTCTACACCACCGTCACCATCAACGCCCGCCGCTACCATTACCGTGAGGAACATACAGCCCGCCATGAATATGGTGCAGGAAGTGGCATTACACAGCGGCACACTACGGACACTGCGGCCGCCATTGCCGCTACCGACACGGCCATCGCACGCAGCCACACCACGGCTGCCTCCTCAAAGGAAACATACCGCACGTCTCGAAGCAGCGACGCATGGGCATTGCTGGTTCTTGCATCAATCGTCACGGCATTGCTCTGGTTCTACATCCGTCGGAAGAAGTGACCGCCATCTCATACCGCCCCACGCCGGACTGGGGCGTATCGACATAGCATAATTGATTGTTTTTTTTTAATTGATGTTTTCTCTTGATAAATAGGTTTTGGTTAGTAATTAGTATTTGAAAGCCCCGCCCCGCAGTGATTGCGGGGCGGGGCTGTTTCCTTTTATCTGATTTCTATGGACACTCCCATAGCATTACAGATACGGTTCAGCACGTCGAGTCCTACGGAGTATTTACCAGCCTCAATTCGAGCAACATTACATTGAGTGATGCCAGCCCGTCTGGCCAGTTCCTCCTGCGTCAACCCACGTCGGAGGCGGAGGTCTCGAATAGTCTTACCCAGCTGGCCGCGTTGTACGGCCAATGATGGCATCGCTATATCGTAGTGCTCGACACTCAGCCAATCAGCCAGTTCTCGGAGATGCGTAGACACGGCCGCCGCTTCCTCTACACTTCCGAAGGTGTCCCCATTGAGCAACGTGACCTTCTGCGAGCCATTGAAATCGTGTTCTTTGAAAGTAATAACTATCCCATGGTCTGTGTCTGTGGCCACCCAGAAGCCTGGCTTCCGGGATGGCTGAAGGATAAATCTTTGCTTAATCATATCTTTTAGTAAAAAATCTCTCCTTCATGATTCACGATGATTGACCGCTGCAACAATCTGTCAGAGAGAATACAGCCATCATAGAAACCGCGCCCCACACGGTTGCATTCATCTCTTTCGACAAAGAAGTGCTTATCCATAGCTCCATACTTCTTCTCTACCCGCTCTATGGATTTACGCAACTTATATGATGCACGAAGCTCATTCTGCTTGTTCACGGTCTCATTCTTGCTCTCGAAATTCTTATTCGTTTTCATTGTTAGTGCGCCGAATTGCTGTTGCCGCCAGTTCTTAGTTGTTTATTGTTATTGTTCTCATTTTCTTGTTGCAAAGATATGAAGTATATTTGAATATACCAAATAATATATATATTATTTTTGAGGAAACTCGAAGATTTTCTTCTTTCTTTACAAAAAGTAGCTTTCTCCTAACAAAAATGCCGCGCTATTCTCACGAACCGCGCGGCGAGTAAAGAAAAATGAAGACTACAAAAGAGCCCGAATGGGCAGGGATTATTTCCACGGCAACCGCCAACCAGCCGCACCGCGTGCCTTTCCTTCGTTGCCAATGACGGCCACGAGCTGGCGGCCACGGCCAACGAGGCGACCGCTGACCTCAACACGAAACCCTCCAAGGTCAAGCCCTCCAGTATTCAGGCGTGGCTGGAAGGTGGTGCTTGATGCAGGAATACCACCGAATACATTTCCGTTGGCCATATCGAAGAGCCGCTTCTGCTGCCAACGATTCAGTATCATCTCTCCGCTGTTCACTCGTACGGGAATCTTGTCACCTGAATAAGAATTTCCGCCAATAATACCACCCGTCGCATATCCCGTTGCGCCATGAATGCTTGAGATGATGGCCACCAGTTCGGCAAGACCCGTGGCAGCGAATGCTACCCATGCCCATGGACCCATTTTCGCAGCCATCTGTTGAGATTGCGAATAGGCCATGACCATGTTCGCTATAGCCTGCGCGATAGTCCCCGCAATGTTCAGCTCTGGCATCTCGAAGGTGTCGCCCATGCTTGAAAGGCTGCTTCCCATCTTGCTAACTGCGTCAGTGGCATAGCTGAGCTTCTCAGCGGTTGCGTCGCTGTCCTTCATCAGCTGTTTGAAGGGCCTCCCCTTCTTCCCGATACTCTGCAGCTGATTATTCAGACCTTCCACGAGCTGCTGCCCCATATTCTCGCCGATATCCCCCGCCTGCACGGCGTTGATGACGGTCTCTATCTGGCGGCGTAGCTCTTCCGCCTGATTGTTCCGAATATCGATGGATGCGATGATGCTCGTATCAGTGACACGAGCCAGACCTCTCATCTGCTTGTGAAGGTCATCGGCGGATGGCAGGAACATTCCTGCGAGGTTAGCCTGCTGCGTATTCCCCGGGGTGTTCCCTGCGATTCCTTCCATAGCCCCTTTAAGCGTGAGCGCCCCGCGCTGTGTCTCGATGTCCTCGAGCTTCTTTCGATAAGATTCCAGCTCGGAGATGTTCTCGCTTATTTCGAGGGCTTCCTGTATCTTCCCCTGTGGAAGGTTCGCAAGGGTGGTGTATAGCACTTGCAGTGCCACGTCGAGCTGTTCGATGTTGGAGATGCCGTCCGTGATGTCTGGCTTTTGTGTATCAACGGCTGAGGGCGTATTCCTTCCCGTTCCTGTTCTTGCTCCTGTCCCCGTTTTCACTTTCGGAGTCTTGCCGCCTTTACCTTTGCCTGTACCACCACCCAAACTGGGTGGGGTGATACTGCCCATCTCGGGCATCTTGATGCTTGCCGCTTCCTTGGTGAGCATATTCAAGCGATTCTGGTATCTCCGTCTTTCACGATATAGCACACTGAGTTGAGCATTCACCTTGTCAAGTTCACTCGTACCCTTTATAGGCTTATAGAAATCCACTCCGACTGGCGTAACTTTGTCACTGATTGCGAGACCAACATTCATTCCCATCTGGTCGGCTTGCGTCTTACGCCGTGTCGAATACCGACGAAGATTTCCCTTATCATCGTAGCGGAGTTCCCTTATCTTCATATCATTAGCCGCCATCTGATTCGCATACGCGCGCATCTGTGCCTCGATAACCAGCTGGCGGCAATACGCCTCGCTGTTTTTGATGAGTGCCTGATACCATTCCGCCACGCTGGAGAAATACCCCATCGTCTCGCCATACCTGCTGTTCAGCTGCTCGACTATCTTCTTCTCCTGCGCCTTAGTCCCGTGCCAGTTTTTCGTCATGGCAATGTCCTGATACAGCTGCCCACGGTTTTGCTCGACCTGACTGTTCAAATCCTGCAGTTTCTGTTTCAGCTCAGCAGCGCTCGTCTTACTGGTTTCCATCGCCACGCTGTGAGCATCCTCCGCTTTCGCCGCTTCCCTAAACTGGCTTCCGAGTCCTACCACGATGGCAGAAAGGGCGGCTATGGCGATACCCACGCCAGAAGCAATTAATAAGGTACGCATGGCCACGGCTGCAGTGGTAGCCCCCACTGCCGTGCCAGTCAACGCTGCCGTCAGAGTGGCCATCACAGCACGAAGTCCGACGCTGGCCTGTGAAACGAGGGAGGCGACGACGGGGATTTTGGCGATACTCACGGCGGCGGTTACTGCCGCACGGCCACATCCGAGTAACGCCGTACCAAGCTGTACCGCACCCGTCACGGCCATTCCGAGCTGTCCGAGTTGTGCGAGTGCGGCTTGATAGGGCGAGAGAGCCGTGCCTATTCGCACCATCAAGCTGCCGAAGGAGTTGCTCAGTTGCTTCACTCGACCCGCATCCGTCTTGGCCAACTCTGCGTTCATGTCACCAACATTCTGGGTGATGATTTCGGCAATCATGGCGGCACGCTCCCCTTCCTTCCCTGCCTTGATGGCATTGGCCTGAGCGTCACTGAAGGTGATACCCACACGCCTCAGTGCTGAGGTCTGCCCAGTGAGGGCTTTACCGATAAGGTTCGCCACGGTAACGGCATCCTCGCTGGTGGCATTCAGTCCCTTCTGTTGGGTAAGTAAGTTGTTCATCGCAGGCAACAGCGTGGTCAGTGTCGTCTTGTAGCGGGCAAACGTGGCCAACTGCTGGAGACCTGTACGCTGCACCGTTCCACCTACGACACCGAGCTTCGTCTGGGCAGATACGGCAGCGTTGATGGCATTCACGTCCGAGGTGGTCGCTGCCATGCGCTCACGCATCACCGTGGTCAGCTTCGTCTGCGCGATGGCTGCGGCATTGGCTTTCTCAATATACGGGGACATCGCACTCGTCAGATTCTGGATGGCATCGAATGCGTTTCGGAAGCTCATCGTCACAGACGCAAGGCTGCGCACGGATTCGCCAAACTCCCTTGATTTGTTCTTGGCATTTCCGAGGGCATCTCCGAGTTTTTCCACGTCGCGGCGGCACGTCACCACCACGTCCTTGCCGTCTATCTTCAGACGAATATTGAAGGGGATTGTCTTTGCCATATTCTTCGTTACCTATATATATATAATGTCACAGCCAACCGAGTTTCTGGGCACGCCGAACGGTGGCATCCTCTATTTCCTTGCCTACTTCCTGCTCCACGATGGCAGCTCCTTGCGTCTCCGCCTCCTTTAGAAAGTGGTAAGCGGGCATCTTGCCACGGTTTTTTCCAACCCATCGATAACCTTCGTCGGTCTTTATGAGGTAGCCGTTCTTCCCGCCGCGAGTTTGACGGCTCTTCGTACCTTCCTCGGCCCACATCAGTACAGGTTTCTCAACGCCACGACGGGTCTTGATAAAGCCCTGTTTCCCGTGGGGCTTCACGGTAATCATGAAACCGCCACCCCGTGGGTAGACACGAACACGCACGCCACGGGACAGCTTGCCCGCATCGTTGATACCACCAGCCTGTACGCTCATCTTTGCGATGCTCGCAATCTTCTTACCCGTCCGCCTGTATGCGTCTTTCAACGTCCGTTTCAGCTCACGGCGGTCGAAGGTTCGCAGCAGGTCGTTCCATGCCTTATCAAGGGTTGCCGTCTCGTTCATTTCTCGTTGTCTTTTGTGAATAAGTGGCGCGCCGTTTCATCAATCGCTCAAAGGCGCGCTCTTCTTCCTCTTTCGATGCTATCTTATGCGCAGCAGGCGCAGGGACGGACGGCTTACTATCCCACGGCAAGGGGAGCACCTTGCGAAGCTCCACGTTCCCCTTGCTCCATGGACTGACGCTGAGTGCGCCGATAATCCGTGCCCGCTCCCATGCTGCTCGCTGTTCCCCATCGTCATGCTCGTTCACAGCATCGCAGACCGCCTCGAACTCCCTCGGAGTCAGCAGGCAGAAGTCTGCGAAACTCAGGCCGCATACACCCATCCCATAACCGAGCATCTCTGTGATGGTTATTTTTTTTTACTGGAATCGTTTTTTCCTTCCGACGTTTTGCCGAAGACGGTCGCTGCCCACTGCTCAATATCGGCGGGGGTGGTAGCATCCGCAAAATCCTCAACAGTCATGTCGAACTTCACGCCCTCACGCTTGCAAGCGCTGGCCACACAGCACCACAGCAGGGTGAACGTGTCGCTGAAGCCGCCGTCGGTGGTTTCGAGGTCATGCCCTGTGCGCTCTCGGAAACGCAGCAGTGCGCCGTTGGTAAGATAAGCGGGAAAAGTCTTCCCGTAAACGCTCAGCTCCATGCGGATTCCTTCATTGTCTTTTTTCTCGTTACTGTTCATATATTTTCCTAAATTATAAGTTATACGAGGCACAGAATGCCCCTTTTAGATTCCGAGCATAACGGCGTATAGGCACCGTGCCGGCATGAAAAAGGGCAGACCGCTTGCCGTGGTCTGCCCGATATATATCGTTTTGCAAAGTCTAAAAGGCCGACACGCGGTACGTCAGCCTAAGCGTCTGAACAAAAGCGCCGTTCTGCCAGCTCTCCTCACCGCCCACGGTACGTACGCAGTCCATTACCAGACGGTTATTCGTACCGTCAGGGGTGTAGGTGATTCTACAGGTCAGTGCGTGGCGCACCTTTTCTGCCAGACGCACCCCTTCGCCATATTCATCACTGAACACGACGAACTCGAATGTCACCGAATCGCGGTTACTGTACCCTTTTGAATCCTCCGACGACACGTCCGTGCGACGGAACGTCACGAGGGGGAGCTTCACGTCGCTCTCACTCAAAACGGGTTTCACCGTGCCGTCTCCGAGTAAGGATTTCAGCACTGAGTAGATGGCCGCTCCGCTGCTTAGCGAGCTGAAACCTGTTTCTTTCACGGGGTCTGCCATATCGTTATTGCTCATTCAAATCTACAAGACTGCACGTCACGGGCAGCTCTCCATATCGGCGAAGGCTGCGGTCTATGCCCTCCACTTGATACAGCCGTCCGTCCCATTCCAGCCGGTCATATTCCTTCACTGCGTCCGTATATCGGAACGTGAAGGCAGTAAGGTAGGTATAGCCCACCTCGCCATGGATTTCGCCGAAACCGCTGCGCCTGTGGCTCACCTGACACGGCACGCCTTCAGCTACCACTTTCCATTCTCCATGGTCTGCTCCATACTCATCGACGGATTTCTCATAGCGAAGAACATCCGCCACCTCATCCAATAATCCCGCTCGTATCATTCAGAAAGATATTTCACGTGTGAATAAATCAGATGCCAGTAGTGTGGGCTTTTATAGAGCTGCGCCGCACTGATACTCTCCCTTTCCCTGTAATTGTCACCGGTCAGAATCAGCAATGCCTGCACAAGGTCGGCGGGAAGTGTCCCGTCGGCTTTCTCCATCTCCTTCAGGTCTGTTATCTGGAGGTCGGCGGCAAGAGTCTGCTCGGCTGCGTCGATGAACTGCGACACCTCCTCTTTGTCGAGGTCGCTTGCATACCGCAAGCGGCTGAAGCGGATGGCCGCGTCTGCGTCAATGTATCGTGGCATGGCTTATCGGATTTTGTAAAATTATGGGATTGGGAAAATGAGTAGCCGCCCGATATGGGCGGCACTCATCAAGGTGTATCACTACCTCCCGTTGTCGGCTGGCCGGGGTAAACCTCTGGTTCGCCGTCGTTCTCAAGATCGACATTGAAGGTAGCATCGTCCTGCGCAGGGCTGCTTTCCTCGAGCTTGGTGATGACGAAATTACCTTTGAGGTATGGCGCAGGGCTGTCGGCGCGCTCGAAGCACTCGAGAACAACGCTTTGGCCTGCTCCCCACAACTTGCGGATTTCGTCGAGACTCATCTCTTCCTCGCCCTTATAGCGGAATCCTTCCCCATGAACAGAGATACTCATCTTCGTCACGCCCTTTCCACTGAACAACGCCTTGCTCTGCTTGTTCTTTACAGGCGGTTTCACGGCGCGTTCCTTCGTCTCGCTGTTGAACGTGACCGAGTGGGTGGTGCAGTGGCCGTAGCCTTTGCCGGCAATCGTGAAAAGCACGTCACTGCCATTCATGTAATCCATCGATGTTGCCATTTCTTATATATTGTTTATCGTTTAATAATCAAAATGAAGCAACGCACCGCCGCACGGTGCGCCGCTAATTATCTAAGCCACGGTGTAAGTAATCTTACCGAATGCTTCAGGATAAGGTGCGAAGAAGTCCCACTCGGAGTTGATGACGATTGCCACGGTGTTCGTGGAAAGGACACTGACCGAAGTCGTGTCGATACCCATCGTCATTGCTCCGAATTGTCCGACCATCGCATAACCGAAGTTTCCGTAATAGATAGTGCCGTCCTTCACGAGGCTGCTGGCAACGACCTTCACACCGTCGATGGTGTTCGTGGCAAGGTCAAGTACGAAGCGGCCGCTACCCTTATCGATAGGAGTATTGGCGAGGGCTGCGTATGCGTTCCAGCTCATCAGGTAGGCGGGGCTATTCACGGGAACGTTTGCGGCGTTCACCTTCGAGCGGAGGTCGAGGAACAGCTGGCGGTTCAGTGTGGAAACTGCGCCAGTAGCTGCGAGCACGTTTCCAGTTGGAATGTTCTTGAACGGACTGGTAGGTGCGTTGGCAGCCGGGGTCTCTGACACAAACGCCTCGTTCAGTGCGAGGGTGTGCTTCAGGCGCATAGTCTCGACGACGATGTCACGGACTGCGCCGCCCGTCTGGTTGATAGCGCGGTTGGAGATGTCCACACGGATGGGCAGACGGTGCGGAGTGATGGTCTTCACTCCGAACTCCATGGTCTGCGGGAGCACTTCCTCATTCTCACCATACCACGTTGCCTTCAAGCCCTTCACGGTCGGGAAGTTCCACTGACCGTTGATTCCGCTCTGGATTCTTGCGCCAAGCTCACCGATGATGGTCTGGGGGGTCAGCTCACGGATGTAGTCTTGGATATAGACGGGCGTGATGCTGGCGGTGCTGGCTGCCTGCTGAATGACGGGGGTAGCGGATGGAGTTCCGGATGAGCCAGTGCCGCTTCCAGAACCTGCGGAGCCGCCTGCATCTTCACGGAGCATCTCGTCTGCTCGGTTGTATGCGAAACGGAAATTGCCGTTTTCGTCACGCTGTGCGGCCAAGTCCTGCGGAATGCCACGACCGCTGACGATGCTGCGAAGCAAGCGGGCGAAGTTCACCTCCGAGCGGTCCTCGCGGCGGCTCTGTGCCATCTGCACCGAACGCTCAGAGCTGCGTGCGCTCTCATACTGGGTGCACCCCACCATCAGGCGGTCGTCTTCTGCGCGAAGCGCATTGAACTGAGCACGCTCTGCGTCGTTCATGTCCCGATTCTCACGTGCCAGGGTCTGCTGGAGGTCTCCAAGTTCCTGACGAATCTCACTCCGGCGGCGGATGGCCGCCATGTACTCTTGTCTGGTCATTTGTCTAACTTTTGAAATTTTGTTAAAGATTTATAAGGTACGGCGAAGCCATGCGCCGATTGTGTCGAAGTCATTGCGGACGATGGGGTCGCTGTCTGGTGCGGGTTCTGCCTTCAGCAGTCCGGCGTGCTCCAGTCCCTCACGCACATCCGCACTGCGTGCCGATACGCTGGTGGCGGGGTAGGCGGGATGCGTGACGATGCTCACATCGAACATTTGGGGAATCTTGTCCAGATGTCGGACGTAATACTCCTTTCCGTCCGCGTCGCTCTCTTTTGAATAACTAAAGGTGTTGCTGTCAGCCATGAAACCGAAGCTCATCCCAGAGAAATCACCGCGGCGAACGCTCTCAATGGCATAGTTGCCCCAGATGGTATCGGCGGCATCGAATCGCATTATCAAGCCTTCATCGTCAAGCTCCAGCTCCAGACTTCCACCACCGTCCCGATGACGGGCGAGCATCTGGTTCTGGTCATGATTCAGGCAGCACACGATGTCGCTCGCGTCGATGACATCTTGAGCAAGCGCACCACGTGTCACTTCCTCAAAAACCCGCCCGTAGTCCCAGTCTGGGAGCAGCACGGAACGCGTCCCATATTGGAATACGCGTCCCTCGATACGGCGGCTTCCAGTGGCCGCACGCAGCTGCATGGGCGAAAAGAAACGATATTGTTTGCTCATTTTTTCTGCGAAGTCTTTTTACTTTTGCTGTTATTCTTAGAAATAGGCACCGTTCCCTGCTGCTGCCCCTGTTGTTCCTCAAGTTTTGCGATGCTTCCATTGGCCACGAGTGCGTCCCCGCCGTCCATCGGCTGGAGTCCGAGGCGCATACGAGCCTCATTCGGAGTGAGCACGCCCGTCTGTATGAGCGTGGAGAGTGCGGTCGCCTGTGCCGACGGGTCGGTCTGATAATAATCAGACAGATTGAAGCGAGCACGCCATAGCCCGCTCCCTCCAAACAGCTTTTCAGTAAATTCCGCCTCCATCTGCCGCATGAGCGGTGCGAGGGTACTGGTCATGAAGATGGTCTGACTGCTCTCGCTGCTCGCATAGTTCGCATTCGTGTCTTGGAACACCTGCGTGGGAGGAACACCGAAGAATCTGCAAATCTCCATGTTGAGGAACTTCATAGAGTCGAGCAACTGAAGGTCTGACGGGGTCATGCCTGTCTGCACGAACTTCATCGAACCGGGGAGGAAGTTCAGATTCTGGCCGCTGCCGATGGCCTCACGCAGCCGCTGCGTCACGCTTTTCAGCTGCTTGTCCGTCACGCCCCCATAGCCCACCTGCACGGAATCCTCTCCAGTGATGAAGCCGCGCAGCGTGCTGCCGGGGGTGAACATCTCACCCTCCTGCTTATACGCCTTACGAGCATTGCCCAACACGAGCGAGGCAAGCTCTGTGACTGGAGTCCCGAGGAAGCCGTCACGGCAATAGCTGCGAATGTGGATGATTTCTCCCGGGGCGTATTCCCCGAAAATGCCATAATACGGGTCATTCACCGTGTACCGTCCTGTCAGGCGGTCATAGCTCACCGAACTGTCAGGCGGGATGCAGTAGAGGGCTTGCAGCACACCGCCGCTGTAGGACGGGACGATATAAGCATTGCCGTACATCTCGCGCTGGTAGACGATTTGCCAAAGAAAGTCGTAACCAGTCTGACGCTCATTCGGGCGTTGCGAGAGGATTCTATCGTTGGACGTTCCCTCCGCATCCTCATACCACGTGCGCCCTTCGGCTCGCTTCCTCCTGAATACATGAAGCCCGAGACTGGCCACACTGCCCGCCTTGATTTCAACGCACCGTTTCACGCAAGCCACCGTGCCCGCCGTATAGGCATCGACTATATCATCATATCCGAGCACCGTGCCCGGGCGGAACAGGTAAGGCCAGCCGCTCACGCCCTCGCTGGTATTGCTGCCAGAAGTCGAGCCGCTGAACAATGAGGCCATCGCACCCACGGTGTCGCCTATCGTTCCTCGAAGCTGTTTCCAAAGTTTCTGCATCTCGCTTTCGTTTTCTAATTATTCCAAATCCGACGAATAGGCACCACGCACCTGCTCAATGCTTAGGCCGATGGCCATCGTGCCCGTAACACATCCGTCTATCTTCGCCTTCTTCTGCTTCTTCATCGGCTTCTTATTCCCCATTTTGTCGACATCGAGCACCGCATTGTCGTAGCAGTAGGCATTGATGGGGTTCGGGTCAAATGTAAGTTTGTCATTGAAAAGCAGTTCCTCCGTGCCCTCCACCGCTCTGGTGAAATAGTAGTTCGTCTGCTTGTACGGCTGCATATAAGGTTCGCCACCTGTGGAGCGCAGCGTGTTCTGGAACGTCTGTGCGCGGTTTGGGTCGAAACCGATGCGCAGAATGCGCAGCTGCCCTCCTCTCTCGAAGATGTCACGGGCTATCTGGTCATACTCGATGGTCTCTTCTCCGCAGACGTGCATATAGCCATCCGCCACCCATTTCTTGTAAATTGCCCGATTCTCGTGTGTCTCGAGAGTCCGACGCGGCAGGTAATAATCGGTAATCATGTGCCCGCCCTCGTGTCCGTCAAGGTGAAGGAAGTAGCTCACCGCAGAGAAATCGTCCCGGACGCTCAAGTCCACGGCCACCTGACATTCAGGGCGGTAGCCCAGCGTGGAGAGGTCGAGGCGGCGAAAGTGCGAGCGAATGACCTCGCCGCTTATCCAAGTCTCCAGCGTACCCGTCTCGAACACGTTCAGCAGCTTCGTGCGAAAGGCTCGCATATCATCCGCGCTGGTCTGTGCCTTTCGCCACATATCGTCGTAGAACGTCTCCTTGACCGTGATGCCGAGGTGTGGCTGCACCTTCCTCCATGTATTCACGTCCCCCTCCTCATCATCCACGTCTGGCATGAACAGGTGGGCGAACGTACGGTCGTCAGTACCCTCGCCCCGGAGCACGGCCTTGCAGTGCTCAAGCATCGAGACGAACGGGCTGTCCACCTTATCGCTGGCCGTGGTGATGGTCACTACAAGCGGATTCTCACGCATACCCATGGAGGTAGTGAGCACGTTGTATAGGTCAGCGCTATCCGCCTGACTGTATTCGTCATTGATGACCGTCGAAGCGTTCAGTCCGTCAAGTTTATCAGCATTCGAAGCAAGGCAACGCACGAAGCTCTCCCGCATCCCGCTGTCCTTCCAGCTCACCAGCTCACGGTTAAGCTTGAAGTGGCCAAGACCAGGGTCAAGTCCACGCAGCACACCGCGAATCTCGTCAAAGCATATCTTCGCCTGCTGATACGTATTCGCCGTGGTGTAGCACTGGGCGTTGCGGTCGCCGAACAAGAGGTCGTAGACGGCAAGGCTGGCCACCTCCGTGGTCTTGGAGAATTTACGCGGCACGAACAGCAGTACATCATGGAACAGGCGGTGGTTCTCGTCGGTGTAGAACCCCATGATGTTCGCAAACTGGAACACCTGTACGGGGGTTAGTCTGTAGCTCTGGCGGCCACGAATCCCGCTGAACTTCAGTTGTTCGTAAAATGCTGCGAACTGCTTGTATTTATCAATTCTAAAATCGTATTTGTCGAGCAATTTGAGGAAACGGCGAAGCCCGAGCAGCTCATAGAGGTTATGCCGCTCGGGGTGCGACACCAGCCCACGCGCATAGTCGAGCAGACGGCGGTCGATACGTCCCAGATGATAGGATGGGAGGTCGCAGTCTTGCAGCCATCCAGCGCAGGCGGTCTTCGCCTCTCGTTCTTGTTGCCGCTCTTCGTCCGTCATGCTCTATCTATGATTTTGCACGCTTGAGCACCGCAGGACGGGAGCTGCCAAGGCTCTCCATTAGACTCACCAGCCGGTCGCCACTTCTTGGACGGCTGTCCTTTTCTTGATTGACGAATCCTGCGGGCTTCGCCACGGCCAAACCGAGGTCACGGAAATACTTCCTCACCTCCTCGGTACAGCTTATCTCAGCCTGTACGGCAGGATTCAGTGACACACGGGTATTACCCTCACGGGTGATGCTCTCTATCATCGTTCCGTCACGGTCGATGCTTTCCCGGATGCTGTCCAGACGACAGAGCAGCCCGGCAAGCACACCGATGGCTGGCTCGAGGCTGGGGTCATACAGCCCACGGCTCTCCAGCCGTTCACGAATCTCGAGCAGATAGTGTCTGCGGTCATTGCTTGATTCTTTCATAAGGCATTTGAATTAATTTTACAAAAACTGGCGAAGCCACGCCTCCATCCCCTCATCGGTGGTAGTACGCCCCCGGCGCAACTTTCCATGGGCACGGACATGGCAAGCGTGGCACAGGCTGCGAAGGTTGTGCGGGTCGAATGCGAGGGCGCACATCCCAGCGAAGTCACGCCCCATACCGATTGGCCGAATATGGTGCACTTCCTCTGCCTTCTGGTCGAGGATGCCAGCGGCCATGCAATCCTCACAGAATGGATGCTCGGCGATGTATGCCGTGCGTAGGGCGTTCCACCGCTTGCTGTGGATTATCCGCTTATAGTCTTTACGCCGGCCGCCCCCTCCGTGCCATGTGGAGCGGCTTCGCCACCCTTCCTTAATCGCTCTTCCTCCATTCGGGGGTGGAATTTTCTTATGCGACCTGTCCATACTCTTAGGCGGCTTTGAATAAAATAGACACCGCTGCGACTATTTCCGCCAATTAATATCGCCGGGGAACATCAGACGCGCCCCCTCATCACCCATCGTGCGGAACATCTCACCCACTTCCTCCGATATATCTGGTGGCGTAGGTGCTGGCGGCGCTATCTGTCCTGCCTCTACAAGACGGACGGCTGCGGCAAGCGTCTGCAGGTCATGCTCATAGGTGGTGCGGAACACACGCATGACGGGCTCAGGAATGCTGCTGGTATACTCACAACCTGCAGAACGGACGGCACAATACGCAAGGTATCTGAGAAAGGAACTGAGGGAACAGAACCCACCACGCTCTGCCAATGAGCAGAACACGCGGTAGTCCGAGTCAGAGATACGGAAGCTGACTCGATGTGTACGCGGCTCGCGGCCTGTTTTCAAAGAGGAACAAGGGCGGCCGGCAGGGGTGGTAGGTTCTTTAGCCATTTTCTACAAAGGTAAAGATTTTTCATGAATTTTGCAAGAAAAAACCCGGGAAATAGTCCCCGGGCAAATGATAAAATATATTAAAAATCGCTGTCCGATAGCTGCGTCTCTGCCGCAAGCATCTTCCGTACTACTGTATCGTCGAGCAGCTTCGCATAGGTAGAGCGCGTCACCTTCGTTGAGGAATGGCCGAGAATGCGTGCCACGGTTTCCATATCCACGCCGGCGTTGAGCAGCACGGTAGCCCCTGTATGGCGTGCCCAGTGACTTGTTATCGCTTTGTCCACGCCCGCCGTCTGTGCCACCACCTTCAGGTATTCGTTGTATTTCACGTTCGAGAGGATAGGGAGCTGCCATCCGTATTTCTCAAGGACAGTAACGGCCGGATGAAGCAGCAGGAACGTGAACTCCTTCCCGGTCTTTCCGCGCTCACCGCTGTACGTCCATCTTCCTTCGCCCACCTTGACCAGCTTCGATGCGTCAAATGCTGCGAGGTCATGGTAGGACAGGCAGGTGTAGCACTGGAACACGAAAAGGTCACGCACGCGCTCGAGGCTTTCCGTACCCATCTGAGCACGCTCCACACGATGAAGCTCATCACGGGTTAGGTATTTGTGCAGCCCATGGCTCTCTTTGTCGCGGGGAATATGCAGCCATTTGTAGGGGTTTCTTCTTAGCAGTCCCGCGTCGATGGCATCAAGGATGAACGAGTTGAGGAATCTGTGATAGTTATTCCATTTTGAATAATCGGTCATCCCCTTTTCCTTCAAAGCGGCATCCATGGTCAGAACGCCGTGGTCGGTTACATCAGAGAAATAGCGTATCTTTCCCCAACCAACGAACCATCGGAGGAATCTGTCGTAGCGTTCTTGGCTATCCTCTGCACGGCCGTACTTCCTTACCTCCGCACGTTCCTTGCACCATTCGATGAAGGTACGCCCCTCGCCCTTCATCCTCTCCATACGGTCAGGTATGCCCATAATGTCAATCATACCCTCATCCATCATCGTGTCTATGACACGGAGCACGTCAGAGCGAAGCCGTTCGAGCATTCTGTTCAACTCTACGGCATCCGAGCGGCGTACGACACGGCCGTCACGCCATTCACCACGCCCCACTCGAACACCTGTCGCCATTACCTTGCTGTGGCGCGCGTAAGTGACACGCATCTCGATGCTTGCCAAGCCAGTAGAGGCAAGCGTATTACGCCGGTCGAAACACCAGCTGATTTTTGGTATTTTCTCCATAATCTTCCTATTTTTCTTTACAAATTCATGTGTACAACATTTTCCGAATCTCTGTACAACAAATGTATTGCGTTACTCTTTTGAAAGCTCGCAAATTGTGCGAAAAAACGCATACAAATTCAAAAGGTAGTTTATCCCTCGCTCGGAAATAAACCCTGCCTTTCCAATAGTCTCAACTGCTAACTACTTAAAAATCAAGTATATAGGAAATTATGTATATGAAAAATCAAGTATAAAACCCTTATTTTTCTGCGGAAAGAGGGGGCTTTTGTACACTTTCTTTTCGCATACGCTAATTTCCTAATTTTCATGGACTTGCGAACTTACTGAACAGGGACGGGCGGTGCGTGTACTGATTTTGCATTGATTCAACGCTCACCTCATCACGTACTTGACGTTTTCATCTTCGAGCACCCATCCTGTGGACTTTCCGCTCAGTAGCCATTCGCCAAACTTACTCAGCTTGCCGTCCTTTTGCTTTTTCTCTCTCAACAGGTTGAGGATGTCTGCTGTTTTTCCCTTTTTTGTCTTTGCCATAATTTTACCCTTTCTTTCCTTCCTTACCCTTTCTTTTCTTTCTCATCGAGCTTCGTTTGGAGGTCTCTCACGAGGTTGGTGAGGGTGTTGATGTGGTTCGTCTGCTGCTCAATCGTGCCCAAAGCCTTGCGCAGCGCCACCGCCATGTCCTCCAGCGCAGAGCCGCAAGCGTTTCCGATGACGTTTCCCGTGCCGTTCACGTTGTGGGAGTGGTCGCCGCTGGTCTGCTGACTCACCTGTGACGCAGCCGAAGGCGGCGTGCCCATCTCGTTCAACATATCCCCCTCGCCGGTCAGCAGCCAGACGCGATTGAGGTCGGGGGCGGCGGTAAGAATCTTCGTTAATATACCTTCTCGCGGTGCACTCTTCAAGTTTGAAATATAGCCAGATGAAATTTCTGCCATTTTCTCAAAGCGATTCCACCCAATTTTCTTATATTTAAGATATTCTATAAGTCTCTGTTTTACAGAACTTTGTACCAT